CCTTCTCGAAGTTTAAAGGGTCAATGTTACCTGTTCGACACTCACGCAAAAGAATCCAATAGAGTTGACCGAACTCGTCCGACGACCAATTCAATAAATCTTGCGGCTGAAAAATAGTTAAGTACGGAAACAATCCTAACTCTTGTTGTTGTGCTAATGAAACAATCTGCATTTCAGTTTTTGGTTTATCGGTTAAAACATAAACATGCCCGAATACTTGCGCTTGCTCTGCTAAGTCATGCCGAAACTCATCAATGTTCGACCCTTTATGATCAATATTATCTTTCCTCGCTTCAATAGCCGTTTCAATGTTTCCCCAATCGCTCATCACGGATTCTTTAAACAAATGGTTCGTATAAATATCAATTATCGGTGAACAAAAGTTGTAGTAATAACTCATATTCACGCGCTCAAGATAATCTTCATCGCGTTCTTTTTTATGCTTGAACAAGTTTCCACCAATAATCTTATCTTCTAACTTCTTTCCGTTAACTTTAACCTCGATATAATTGCTCTGCCGGCTAGCATAATTTAACTGCCCTTGACAATAATCTATGCCGCCTTCGTAGCTGCTCAATAGAAAATTCCAGTATTGAATATACCGGACGTAAACTGGATGCGGATTTTCAACTAAGGTCTTTACATTAGACATTTGTGCGCCTTACCTTTGTAGTTATCGGTTTCTCTATGGCATTCTTTACATAGAGTTTTTCCATTATCTAACTTTAATCTTTGCTCTTTATAGAAAGCAAAAGACTTTATATGGTGTGCCTGCAAATAAACGCCACTTGCCCCGCATTCCTGACAAGTGTAGTTATCACGTTCAAATATTTTAATGCGCCATTTTTTATAATCTAAACTAGTCCTAGCTTTAATATTGGCACTTGTCTTTCCTTTATCGTTCGCTATGCTTATTTTTCTCTTTGTTTGCTCGCTAAAAATCCTTCCAATATTTGCAATACCTATATTTTTTCTATGCTGTTCTGAAAGTCTACTTCCAATCATAGATTTTATATAACATTCCTTTGAACAATGTTTTCTTTTATCTATATGGCTAGGTCTTTCAAAAAAAACATTACCGCAAACAATACATTGCTTCTTACAAGAATAGTTTATCTTACCTTTGTTTTCCTTATGATAATCCCTAAAATATTCTAATTGTTTTATCCTATCTTTATAGGGCATTAAATTTTAAGTCCTGTTATTAAACGTTTATCCAAAGAAAATTCCTCCTCGACAAAATACCCGAACGCATCGGATGAATGAGTCAATTTTAAATCCTTCGTCTTATCAATATGCGTTGACCCTTCTTTAAATGATACCTGCTCAAGATCGCGGACAAGGTTCTTACAGTTCGGATTTATTTGCACTCGTCTGACGCCTTTCGAATTACAAAGCATGCTGTTGACTGCGTTTATCCTATCCCGTTCAGCTGGATTGTGAGTAGACACATGATTCTCGACGCTGTAAGCTCTTAACTCGTCCTCGATGATTTGGTAATTTGATATGTTAGATTGTGTCGACCGTGACCTTCCTGTTGCGTCACCATAAAGAGCAATGCCACTGCTATGGTTAGGATATCTTGTTTTAAATTCCCTACATGCCTCGACGGTATTACTGTTCCTCAAGAAAATTTCATCAATGACCCTGATTTCTTTCAGCCCGTTAACAATATGAACCTGCGCTAATACCCATGCCATAGGATCCACATTGAAGTCACAACACAAAACTACTTTACGATTAGGGTCGTATCTAGCGACCTCAAATGCTAAATCTCCGGCGTTATGTGTTCTGTTAAACGTGTAATAAACTGATCCCTCGAATACAACCAACTCGCCGAGCAATTCTTGCTTAGCAAATTTGCTGTCATATTTCTCTGCCAACGAATCAATAGCGTCTTTCGAAATCGTTATGTTTTCATACGTCGAGAAACGTACTACCCCGTAATCTTTTTTCTTTTCATGGATAAAAATCTCATACATGTCATCAAATGAGTTCGGAGATGAAGTAACGATTCCTTTTCCTCCAGTCGAAAGAACGCGGCCCATAAGAACGTCCCACAATCCAGCGAAATTCTTACACTCGCGCGCTTCGTCGACCCAGAAACCCATCAATGTGACGTTTCTGATTTTATCGTAATTCTCCGCCGAAAAACCAAACACTTCACGCCCGTTTCTTAACGTTAGAATTTTCTTTGAATCATTATCTTTTTTAATGAAGGGCCTGGCCGCCAACTTAAACTCTTTCCAAGTTGTGCGGTCAAGCATGTGGTAGGTGGGAGCGATTATACCGTAAGGGATGTTAATCGGGGATTTACTATTCCAACATTGTTTTACTGATTCACGAGCACCGGCGTGCGTTTTACCTCCGCGGATGCCTGCTAACATCAAGACAAAACGATATAAATTTTGAATAGCATAATGAAATGCTATCTGCCCCTCGTGTGGACGGTATGTCTTCAAATATATCATTTAATTGGTGAATCGTTTAAATCTATCTCCGTCATTAGTTGGTACGCCGACAAAATCAACCTCGTCGTTGAGGCGTGCGTCTGTTTCTTTTTCTTCTTGCTTATCTCGCCATTTATTCGGTTGTCTGTTCTTCAACCAAAAAATACAAGCTACTTCTGATGGCGCGTATTTTTTTACCGTCGTCGCGCGAATAATATTACCTCCAACGCAAAAGATTTCTTCGCTCGCATGCTCGTACCCATTTGCTCGTTCGTATAGAGATCGCTCAACTTTCTCGTCGGCTTCTTTCTTCCAATCCTTTAAGGACGCAAAGAATTCAGGGTGAGCTTTTTTCCAATTAGTAATAGTCTGTTCTTTTATTTTAAAAAAATTTGCAACTTGTTTATCTGTCCAACCAGCGAGATACAACTGTTTTATTTGTTCTTTGTCAACTTTATTAAATTTTGTAGGCTGTCCGGCCGGCATATATTCCTCGTCGATAAAAACATTTATATTAAAAAGACATGTTACAATTTTATCCTAATTTTATTTATACACAAATTTTCATCTAATTGCAAAAATTAATTTATGTTTTTTCAAATAGAAGAAATCTATTGACATCATGCTGTCATGCTGGTATTATTAACGTAGATGAGATGAGCAATTAAGCGCGTCTCAAAAAAGAAGGAGGCGATATGAAAAAGAACAAAGCAAAAGTCAAAACAATCAAGCAAGTCGCAAAAACGCAACCGTTAATCATCGCAAAGAATTGTAGTTGGTAAATCTATAAAAGAAGGAGACTAAAATGAATCCTAAAATAACAATCGGTTGGCTGTTAATTTTATTATCAGTGTTTTTATTTTGGGCAGGCGTTGTTAAATGTTTCGCGGATGAAATACCTGATGATCTTGCTGTAAGAGCAATTATCGGAGAAGCCAGCAATCAGGGACAACTTGGAATGTTAGCTGTTGCGTGTGGAATCAGGAATAGAGGTCATTTGCGCGGTGTTTACGGTGTCAAAGCCAAACATGTTGATAGTCAACCTAAATGGGTTTGGGATATGGCACGTAAGGCGTGGAATGAATCTAAAACTAACCGGATTCATGATGGAGATCATTGGGAAAATATCAATGCTTTTGGGAAGCCAAGCTGGGTGGATTCAATGATTAAAGTTTATGAATATAAAGATCATATTTTTTATAAATCTTATAAAGCGAGGAAATAATGAAAGAACTAACAAAGATCACGTTTCGTTTATCAAAAGAAGTGGCTAAGGCGTTGAAGGTCTTCTGCGCCAAAAAGGATATAGTGCAAGAGAAGTTTTTGGAAACTGTGATAAAAGAAAAAATACAAAAACAGGAGACAATATAATGACGGCGATCGAAGCCATGAGGGGTGAATTAAGGCGTATTCAGCGTGAGCAAGCCAGTATGGTCACCGAATACGGTATCGTTGAAGGATGGGCCCGTTATCGCTATTCTGAGCTATGCCGGACAGCGCGGGAGTATCGTGATGGGATTGAGTATCTTTGTGAACTGTATAACAGTAAGAAAGGGGTGGAAAGATGAAAGATAGGTATTTTTGCAGGATGTTCAAATACCGCACTTCACATTTTGGCGGTGTGTGGTTATGGGAAGTTGTGACGTACAACGGACACACGATTGTGACGAGCGCAACTTATAAAAACAAAGCACAATGCCGGAACGTGATGCGCAAGTTCGCGAATAATTACGGCATTGAATGGAGGGAGGAAAAGTGACCAAAAACATCATTTTGAACTACCTACCTATTTTTCACTATCTTCTAACAACACCTTATATATTATAGTAACAAAAAAAGTTTATAGGAAAATAGGTTAGGTAGTTAAACACGTTGCGTCACAACGACTTATCGAAAATAACCTCTAAAAACACTAAAAAATAGGTCATAAAACTTTGATTATTTTGATTATTTATCGGTATACCTCCTACCTAAATTTCATAGGTTAGGAATAGGTTGTTTGATGAAAAAACAATTATTTTCTAACAAAAAATAAACAATTTTAAAAATTTTTATTGACAAAAAAAAATATTCAATTATGATAATTTTATGATGAGGAGAAACAAGAGAAACCACAATGTTATTTGAATCCGACAAGAACCAATTTCTTGCCGGATTTTTTATTTTATCCCAGGCGCCCCTCATCAGGCGAAAAGATAGGCTACTCTTGGCTTATCTCCCCTGGGATTTTTTACATTAAAAACTTCCATGCCAAAACCCAACCATTTCAGAATAATTAAAAATTTCATTTCAAACAATCAATCTTTTTCTAATTTGTTTCAATACAATTTAATGACAAAAGACATTGAATTTATACGTGATCTTGGAAAAAGTTTTTGGAATCATGGAAAATATTTAAAAGATGAAGACCTTGTTCATATCAAAGATTATATTTCTGAAATTATGAATGAAGAATACAACACAACTAAAATAGCGGAAGCTGTTTTAATTATTTCAAAAAGAAAAACATATCATCCAATAAAAGATTTTCTTTCATCATTGAAATGGGATGGAATTTCTCGTTTAGAAAATTGGTTACATTTAACTGTTGGTTGTGAAAAAAATCAGTATACAAGCGATGTAGGAAAAAAAGTTTTGTGTGGCGCAGTTAACAGAATATTTAATCCAGGATGTAAGTTTGATTACATGATGATTTTGGAAGGTGATCAAGGTATAGGAAAATCAACAATGCTTGAAATTCTTGGAGGTCAATGGTATCTCGATACATTTTTTAATTCTGATAAAAAAGATATGGTTGATATTATGCGAACGGCGTGGATTATGGAAATCGCAGACATGGCCGGATTCAGTAAATCTGATATTCAGAATCTTCGTTCTTTTATTTCCAGGAAGGTTGATAGAGTCAGACTTCCTTATGATAAATTGTCACAAGATTTCCCTCGTCAGTGCATTATGATCGGGACGCATAATCCAAGCGGTGATAATAGATATTTTCGGGATGACACAGGCAATAGAAGATACTGGCCGATAGAATGTAATAAAATTGATATTGATTATTTAAAAAATGTACGTGATCAACTGTGGGCCGAAACAATGACTAAATATAAGACAGAACCATTATTCTTAGACACGCAAGAATCGCTTGATATTTTATCTTATATGCATTCTCGACGTGAGAGTATGAATCCTTATAGTCATATTATTGACGCGTATATTAAAAATAAAGACAGTTTTTCAATGCCAGAAATTATTCAAGACGCTTTCCATCTTGATACGGCAAAAATAACATTCAAGGAATTACGAAGCCGACAAACATATATAGGAATCCACATGCGAAAATTGAAATGGGAAAAAGATGGAGATACATATATTCGGTCAGAAAAAAAAGAATATGAACAAAATAAAATATTATGGGAAGAAGAACAATGAGTATCCCATTTTGGCAAGTGAAACATGACTGGTGGATTGAAGATTTTAAATTTGAAAATGAACAAAAAGAAGAAATCAGTTTATTGTTAAGAAAACATCCTGACGACGAAATGAGTGGAATGTTTAAAGATATGATTAATACAATTAACATTAAATTAAAAAAAATGCGCAGTGAATATAAAAAAATTTACGGTGTGAATTTTAAAAACTCTTTAATCAATGAGAGTTGAGGGCCCAGGGGGGCGGAGCAAGGCGGAGGAGTTACGACGGATGCAGGACATAACAACGTTGATGACTGGCGGGGTTGTTAAGGTTAAGAAGCAGAGGAAGGAACGGGCGAAGGAAACGGGGCCACGTCAACAGCCGGAGAGGGCGTTAAGAATTGAGGTTGTCCGTGAACTTAGAAAGCGCGGATGCAAAGTTTTGATGATTGAAAACAGTGTTTATAAAAATATTGGGATCCCTGATCTTTTAGTTTTTAATAAAAGAAAACAAATGGCGGCATGGATGGAGTTAAAGAGCGAAACAGGACGACTTGCACCTGAACAGATAGATTTTAAAGAACATTGTTTTTTTTGTGGAATGAATTGGTTTGAAATTCGTAGCGTTAAAGAAGCGTTGGAGGTAATAAAATGAAAAAAGAGCTTGAAAAACCCATCAGACAGGATTATGATATTGGCATGGATAAACCAACAAAAGAACAAAGGAGTTTATATGCCAAATATCTTGGAAGCATTAAGTCTGAAAAGAAAGCAAAAGCCAGTAGAGAAAACGGAAAGCTTGGTGGTAGACCAAAGACAAGAAATTTGGAAATCAATAATAAATTATGAAAATTATTATTTGGTATCAAATCTAGGTAGAATAAAAAGCATAAAAAAACGTGCAGGAACTATAGTCGGAAGAATATTAAAACAACAGAAATTAAGACATGGATATATGTCAGTTTATCTATCTATTAATACTGTAAAAAAAAGAATAACAATTCATAGACTTGTCTCAAGTGCTTTTTTAGGAGAATGTCCAAAAGACAGAGAGGTTAACCATATAGATGGAAATAAGATAAACAATAACGTCATTAATTTAGAATATATTACAAGACGAGAAAACATATTACATAGTAAAAAATTACCTAACAATTTAAATAAAAGATTAACAAAGAAGAAAGAATCAGAATTAAATAGAACAGTAATATGTTCTTATTGTGGGAAAGAACATATTAAATATAGTATTTCAGATATTAGAAAGAGTAAAAATAAAAGATTTTTTTGTAACATGAATCATAAAGATTCTTTCTTTAAAATCAAACGAAAAAGAAATTGTATCTTTTGCAAAAAAGTTTTCTATAAAAGTATTAAGTCTAAACAAATATATTGTAGTGAAAGTTGTTTTTATAAATCAACTGGTAAGCATCAATGGAATTATTCTGCAGAAAAAATATGTTTAGTCTGTAATAAAATTTTTAAAGTAAAACCTAGTCATTATAATATCCGGAAAACTTGTAGCACACATTGCATGTCTATTCTATATAAAACATTATTGATAGGTAAGAATAATCCAAACTGGAGGCATGGAAACAATGAACGCCAGAACCATCTTCCAAACTGAATCCGAGTTCACCCAAGTAAAATCCTTCCTCACCTTCTGGGGAGGCACAGTAACACGAGTCCTCGACGAGAACGGACAGGTTATCTACGAATCAAATGAATCATTCCAAAGAAGAAAATTAAAATACAGTAGAGAATATGCTTGACATATAATCTGAATATGTTATACTCCTTAATAGGTTGATAAACGGAATAACAAAGGAGATCAGATGAAAGACCTAACATCAATGACAACGATTTTAAAACGTGGTGAGGAAGAGATTGAAGTGAACATCGAAGGGTATATTCTTTACTCTGTTGACTGTTGCTACGGCGCGGACGCTGACGGGAACCGAGGCGTCAAGACGGTTGAAGTTGATGACGTTGAGGATTTATATATTTGGGACACGTTTAAGAATGAACAGATCGAGCCTACCGAGATCGAGAAAGAACGGTTTGAACAAGAATTAATTCAACAGTTTTTGAATGGGTAATAAAGGAGAAAACAATGGCATTACGCGCTAAACAACCAGAGGTTAAAGATGTACAACGGGCCAAGATTCTTGTTTCAGGTGAAGCAGGATCAGGCAAAACTTTTTTCTCACTAAACTTCCCTAACGTCTATTTTATAGACTCCGAGGCAGGGGCTGTTCGTGGTCAGTATCAAGAACGCCTTAAAACGTCCGGCGGTATGTATTTTGGACGTGATGAAGGGGCAACGGATTTCAACGAGGTTATTAAGGAAGTTCGGTCATTGGCAAGCGATAAACACGCTTACAAAACTGTTGTTGTCGACTCATTAAGCCACCTTTACAACATGGAATCGGCAGAGGCCGAGTTGCGCGTTGGGAATGCTTTTGGAGCAGACAGGAAGGAAGCAAACAAGCCATGCCGTCAGTTGTTACGTTGGATTGACAAAATTGATATGAATATAATTTTAATATGTCACTCCAAAGCTGATTGGGCAAACCGCGATAAAGATGGTCAGCCTGGCACAACTTACGACGCTTATGACAAAGTCGCATATTCTCTTGACCTTTGGCTTGAGATCATTGGGAAAGAGTTTGTTGTTCGTAAAACGCGCATTGATAGTTTTCAGGAAGGTATGCGGTTCAGTCGTGAATATAAGGCTTTCGCTGAACTTTTCGGGAACCAACTTATCAACAAAGATGTTGAATCGTTGGTGCTTGCTAACGACAAAGAAGTTGAGCTTGCAAAACGGCTCGCTCAAGGGCTTAACATGAGCCAAGACGATATAGGAAAGCTTTGGAAGAAAGTTGACGTCGAAGAATGGTCGGAGATGTCAGATAAACAAATTCAGTCTTGTATCAAATACATGGCTGATAAAATCGACAAATTGAAAGGGGAAAAATAACATGGGAAGAGATTACTCACTCAAAAAATCAGCACACGACGAAGGGGCCGTTCGAGAGAAATGCCCGACTGGATTCTTTACATTCCAGATCACAGATTACAAAGAGAAAAACAAGGAAGGGCAATGGCTTGTTA